GTGTTAAAAGTGCTGTTGGTGCTAGATCAATAGAACAAATAGAATTATCCTCTACACTTAATGCAAATATTTCTGCTACAGCTACTTCAATTACTTTATCTGCTGGAGATGGTTCTTTTTGGTTGCCATCAAATAGCTATGTAGTAATTGAAAAAGTAAATAGTGAAACAGGTAGATATGAAAATGAAGTTGTTTTTTATCAAACTTCAACTATTAATGTTGATACAGGTATAGTAACTTTAACTGATTGTGTTCGTGGAACGGCTGCTACTTTTAGAGGAGAAACTTTTTCTAATACTACTGCAAGTTCTCATTTAGCGGGTGCTAAAGTTTTTGGTTGCCGTCCTGCTTCTATAGATCCAGATACTGTTGTGACAGGTGCACAACCAGCAACTATACAACAATATAATAGATTTACTGTTGACATGCTTCAAAATTCAACGTCGACAGCAACAGGCGGCGGTTTACAGTGTACAGTTGGCCCAGTAAATGATAGAGCTTAATTATGATAAATAAAATTTGGAATTGGATAAAAAATATATTTAAACCTGAAAAACAGGACCCTCATCTTGCACTTTATGAAGAAGTGAGAACAGATAAACAAGATAAGATACGTAGAAAACATGGAGGATCAGAGTAATGGCTTATACTTTAGCAAATCTACAAGATGATATTAGAAACTATACAGAAGTAGATGACTCTGTATTATCTAACACAATCTTAGAAAGTATTATTAAAAATGCAGAAAACAGAATATATAGAGAAGCTGATTCTGATGATAATAGATTTTATGCAACATCTAATTTACAATCTGGAAATAGATATGTAACTATTCCATCTGATTTAAGATTTATTCGATATGTGCAATTAACAGATTCTTCTGGTAATCAAACTTTTTTAGAAAAAAAAGATACCTCATATATGGCAACTTTTTATGACACACCAGGAACTCAATCTGGATTACCTAAATATTATGCTAATTGGGACGCTAATTACTGGGTAGTAGCACCTACTCCAAACAGCACAAATTTAATTACTTTAGCCTATACAAAACAACCAGATTCAATAACCGCTTCACCAGGGAGCACACAAGGTACTTATACATCTAATAAATATCAGGATTTACTTTTGTATGGATGTCTGGTAGAAGCATATGGATACTTGAAAGGTCCTGCAGATATGTTACAATACTACGAAGGATCTTTTAAACGAGCTTTACAATCGTACGCGATCGAACAACAAGGTCGTAGACGCCGAGACGAATATCAAGATGGAGTTATTCGAACACCTCTCAAATCACCATCACCCTAAATAATTAAGGAGATAAAATAAATGGCTAATATAGTACCTGACTCTTTTAAAACAGACCTACTTGGTGGTACGTTTGATTTTGATTCATCTGGTGGATCAACTTTCAAACTTGCACTTTACAGTGACATCTCTGGTTTTAGTACTGCAACAACTGCTTATACAACTACTAATGAAGTTTCTTCATCTGGTACAAACTATACAGCGGGTGGTAATACTTTAACTAATAATGGTGTAGCTATCGCAAGTAACATTGGTTATGTTGACTTTGCAGATTTAACTTTTTCATCTGTAACTTTAACTGCTGATAGTGCTCTGATTTATAAAGGAACAACTAATGAAGCGGTATTAGTTTTAGATTTTGGCGGAGATAAAACTGCAACTAACGGAGATTTCGTTGTTCAGTTTCCAACTGCTGATTCTACTAATGCAATCATTAGACTTGGCGACGCGTAATAAAATTTTGGAGTAGAAATGGCTTTAGTAATTAACGATAGAGTTAAAGAAACTAGTACAACTACTGGAACAGGAACGTTCTCATTAGCTGGCGCAGAAACTGGCTATGAAAGTTTTGTTGCAGGAATTGGAACTACAAATACAACTTACTATGCAATTGAATTAAATTCAGCTGGTGAGTGGGAGGTTGGTATTGGTACAGTAACCGATGCTACACCTGATACTTTATCAAGAGATACAATTATAACATCATCTAATAGTGATAGCGCAGTAAACTTTTCAGCGGGAACTAAAAATGTATTTTGTACATTACCTGCAAAGAGAACTGTATCACCTGTGATGACAGCAACAGGATTTGTTGTAACTCATGCCTCTACTTTAAATGAAGATCAAACGTTAGATTCAGGCGTATTAGCAGGACCAGTAACTATTACTGGAACACAAACAGTAACAGGAACATTGGTAATAATTTAATGAGTAAGATAGAAGTAAATCAAATATCATCACAATGTGGATCAACATTAACGGTTGGTCAATCAGGTGATAGTATTCAATTAGCTTGTGGAGCTACTCAAACAGGTTTTGGTAGAACAGGAACTGTCGATTGGCAAACTGCAATTAAGACAGGTGATTTTACAGCAGTAAATGGAGAAGGTTATTTTATAAATACAACTAGTGGAACAATTACGATGACACTACCATCTTCTCCTAGTGTTGGAGATATTGTAGCATTAAAAGATTACGCAAATACATTTGACACAAACAATTTAACAATTAATAGAAATGGTCAACCTATTTCTGGAGAAGCAACTAATCCAATAGTTAGCACAGAAGGTCAAGCATTGACTTTAGTTTATGGTGATGCAACAAAAGGTTGGCAATCAGTTGCAGCATCAACTGAATCTGATTTACCTAAACCAGCATTTGTAACTGCAACAGGTGGTACAATTACAACAGTTTGTACAAATTTCAAAGTTCATACATTCACAGGACCAGGAACTTTTACAGTAACTTGTGCAGGAAATGCAATAGGTTCAAATTCAGTAGATTATTTAGTAGTAGCTGGTGGTGGAGGAGGAGGTTATACAACTGGTTGTAATGGCGGAGCTGGTGGTGGCGGAGCTGGTGGTTACAGAGAATCTCCAGGTACAGCTTCTGGTTCTTATGCAGTTTCACCTTTAGGTGCTTCACCCGCAGTTGCTTTAGCAGTCCCAGCAACATCTTACCCTATTACAGTAGGTGGAGGTGGAGCAGCTGGTGCAGCACCTCCAAGTGGACCTATTTGCCAAAATGCTCCTGCAAAAGGAAGTAGTTCAATTTTTTCTACAATAACATCTACAGGTGGTGGAGGTGGTGGATATAATGGTAACACTGTTACTGGAAAACCCGGTGGATCTGGAGGAGGTGGTGGAAATGGTAGTTCTACTCCTGTTAGAGTTGGAGGATCAGGAAACACTCCACCCGTATCTCCTGCTCAAGGAAGAGATGGTGGTAATGGTGTAAACCCTGGTAGTGCTGAACAAGGAACTGGTGGTGGTGGTGGAGCAATTAATGAAGGTGGAGATGGTGGCACTAGTTCAAATGGAGATGGCGGAGCTGGAGCAACATCAAGTATTAATGGAACACCAACTGCAAGAGCAGGTGGTGGAGGAGGTGGTGGAAATAACCCTGGAGGTGCTCCAGGTGGAGATTCAACTGGTGGTGCTGGTGGAGCTGGCGGTGGTGGAGCTGGTGGAAGTTATCCTAATAATTCACCTGCCGCAACAGCGGGAACAGTTAATACTGGTGGTGGTGGTGGCGCTGGCGGAGCTGGACCAGATACAGATAATGCAGGTGCAGCAGGCGGTTCAGGTATAGTAATAATAAGGTACAAATTTCAATAATTATGACAAGTAAAATAAAAGTAGATAACATAGAAAACCAATGCGGCGGTGCAGTAGTCACTAAATGCGGTGCAACAACTACGATCAGTGGTTCCGTTGTAAAAGCAGATGACATACAAGCAGCAGATGGTGGAAATTTAATTAATCAATGTGGTACAACAATCACATTAGGTGCTTCTGGTGATACTATTAATTTAGCATCAGGTGCATCACAATCAGGATTCGGTAGAACGGGGACCGTGGACTGGCAAACAACTCCAAAAACTGCAACTTTTACGGCAGTTAATGGTGAAGGTTATTTTATAAATCAAAGCAGTGCTATAACAATGAATTTACCAGCAGGAAGTGCTGGAGCTATTGTTGCAGTTTCTGATTATGCAAGAAATTTTGCAACATATAACTTAACTATTTCACCAAATGGTTCAGAAAAAATTGGTGGAATTGCTGGAGATGCAGTATTAGATATTAATGGTCAAGCAGCAACTTTTGTTTATGTTGATGCAACTAAAGGTTGGGTTAATGTTCAAAACGCAGAAGATACCGAAACAGGTCAAGTTCCTACTTTTATTTCAGCAACTGGTGGAACTATAACAACTTGTGGAGATTTTAAAATTCATACATTTAACAGTCCAGCAACTTTTACTGTTTGTTCAGTAGGTAATGCAGCAGGATCAAATACAGTTTCTTATATGGTAGTAGCAGGTGGTGCAGGAACTAGTAATGCTGCTAGATGTCAATGGGCAGGCGGTGGCGGAGCTGGTGGTTTTAGAGAAGGAAAAGCAGCATCAGATTGTTATTCAGCTAGTCCTTTAGCAACAACTGGTTTATCAGTAACAGCAACAGGTTTTCCAATTACAGTTGGTGGTGGAGGTGGTGCTAATTCAAATGGATCAAATTCAAGTTTTTCAACAATAACATCTAATGGTGGCGGAACTGGTGGTGCTTATATAACAATCGGAACTAATGGAGGATCTGGCGGAGGTGGAGGTGGAGATCAAACTCGTGCTGGAGGTCAAGGTAACACTCCTTCTGTAACTCCTCCTCAAGGACAAGATGGTGGAATAGGTAAAGACCTTGCACCTGAAGGTGGTGGCGGTGGTGGTGGAGCTGGTGCTGTAGGTGGTGATGGATTACCTGGAGGAGCTGGAGTTGGTGGTGATGGTGCACCAACTTTTATTAATCCAAGTCCAGGTAATGGAACTCCAGGACCTGCTCCAGGAAGATATTTTGCAGGTGGAGGCGGTGGTGGAAGTGGAAGAGCAGATCTAGGTGGTCCTGCAACTTCTTCAGGCGGAGCTGGTGGTGGTGGAGCTGGTGGCGGTGGAAATAACGGTCCAACTCCTTTAGCTTGTGGTACAAATGGAGTAGCTAATACCGGCGGCGGTGGTGGAGGTGTTGGTGGAACTAGTGGCGGCTCTGGTATAGTAATAATAAGGTACAAATTTCAATAGGTAAATTATGAGTGAAGTAAAAGTAAATAAAATTAGTCCAAGAACAAATTGTGGTACAGTCCAGTTAGGAGATAGTGGTGACACTATTACCATTCCTGCTGGTGCAACGATCACGAACAATGGAACACAGACAGGTTTTGGTAGAACAGGAACAGTAGACTGGGATACAACTCCTAAAACTGCAACGTTCAGTGCAGTATCTGGGAATGGATATTTTTGTAATACAACATCAAGTGCTTTTACAGTTAACTTACCAGCGGGAAGTGCTGGAGCAATAGTTTCACTTGCAGATTATGCAGCGACTTGGCAAACAAATAATTTAACAGTTTCACCAAACGGATCAGAAAAAATTGGTAGTGTAAACAATGATGTAACTTTAAATACAGAAGGTCAATCAGTAACTTTTATATATGTTGATTCAACACAAGGTTGGATTAATACTATGGATTCAACATCTAATGTTAGAGGTAATCCTAATTTAGTTGCATCAGGTGGAACAGAGACAACTTCTGGTGATTTTAAAATTCATACCTTTACAGGTCCAGGAACTTTTACAGTAAATAATCTTTCTGCTACAGCTGCAAACAATATAGTTTCTTATATGGTAGTAGGAGGAGGTGGTAATGGTGGTGGAGACTATGGTGGCGGAGGTGGTGCTGGTGGTTTTAGAGAATATAAAGGTCCAGCAGATAGTTATACAGCTAGTCCATTAAATGGTAATCCAGGAGGAACAGCAGTAACAGTTACGACACAAGCTTATCCAATTACAATAGGAGCTGGTGGTACAGGAAGTGCTCTAAATACAGTAGGTAATCCTGGAAGCCCTTCAACTTTTTCAACAATTACTTCAACAGGTGGTGGCCACGGTGGTACAGAAGCACCTGCATCAGTAGCCGCAGGTACAGGAGGTTCTGGTGGTGGAGCAATGTATAGTCAAAGTGGTGCCGCAGGAAATACACCTCCTGTAAGTCCACCTCAAGGAAATAATGGTGGAAATGGAGGAGGCTCTTCTGCTGGCTATGCTGCTGGTGGAGGTGGTGGAGCAGGATCAGCTGGTGGAGCACCTGGTAATGCTTCCATTGCAGGAGCAGGAGGAAATGGTGTAGCAACATCAATCACAGCATCGCCTGTAACAAGAGCGGGTGGTGGCGGTGGAGCAGGTGGAGGATCACCCTTCGGTCAGTCATACACTCCGGGTGCTGGAGGTTCAGGTGGAGGAGGAGCAGGAGCAACTTGTTCATCGGGAGCTGGAATACCTGGAACAGTTAACACAGGTAGTGGCGGTGGTGGAGCTAATTTATCAGGTCCATCTATAGGTGGAAATGGCGGATCAGGTATAGTAGTAATAAGGTACAAATTTCAATAGTTGATTTAAAATAAAAAATATAATATAAGGAGAAACATTATGGCACATTTTGCAAAACTAGGATCAAACAGTAAAGTTATTCAAGTATTGACTTTGAATAATTCTGATATGTTAAACGCTGATGGCGTTGAAGATGAAACAGTAGGACAACAGTATTTAGAAACTCATAATAATTGGCCTGCACAAATGTGGATTCAAACATCTTACAATACATCAGGTGGTCAACATAATAATGGTGGTACAGCATTTAGAGGAAACTATGCAGGTATAGGTTATACTTGGGATGAAGATGATCAAATCTTTTGGCCTAAAAAACCTCACGCTTCTTGGGTAAAACATAATGCATCAGCTTCTTGGAAATCACCTCTTGGTGATGCTCCAGA